TTTAAGTCATACCGAGACTATGTATAATGACGATAGGCACCAGGATTATCGGCATCCAACCAACGTGCATATTGGTAATCCTCCATAGCAGTTAGACACTGCATTTGGTTATCAAAAAGATAAATGTCGTTCCAACGTTTGGTCCACTCATTTTTCTTTTGCATACGATAATCTGGTTTCCCATTGATTTCAAGAATGCCGTCTTGAATAAAACGGTATTCACTTCGTTCAAGAAGAACTTTCATCAAGCAACCTCAACAGTTTCAAGATCGGCAAGAACGTATTCCATAAGAATCTCATAGTCATCAAGAGGATCACCAGAAAATACTACACCTTCGTTTTCATAGTAACGACGAACCTTTTTGTAGAGTTTTGGATTCTTTACATCAAGGTAGAACTCGCCATTTGCGGCACTACGAAGAGTTTGAACGTCTTTCTTGAATTTTGCTGTGAGAGTCATTGTTTTGAATGTTGTCCTATGTATTATAGGAAGATAATGTTTGAAAGTCAAGTGGGACAGTTTTGATTCTGTCTATGCTCCTTGTCGGGATCGAACCAACCTTAGCCGAATTATGAGTTCGGTGCTTTCGCCAGAGAGCTAAAGGAGCGATGGGAAATGGTGGATTCGAACCACCGACCGCACGATTATCAGTCGTGTGCTCTACCACTAAGCTAATTTCCCAAATAGGGATACTGAGAATTGAACCCAGACCAACCCGTTATAAGCAGGTCGCTCTACCATTAAGCTATACCCCCACAAATCATGATGCTTCTTCGTGGTCTGTGTGGAGTCGTATCAATTCGTCATCCACACCAGCATCTTCAAATACGTGTACTACTTCGTTGTAGGGAACCATTATAGCATTTCCATACTCAGTTTTTATCAAAAACGATTCACCATTTTGAACTTTTTCTATCAGATTATCAAAATCTGCCTGAAACTCTTCGATTGTAAAAGACTGAAGTTCATTAATTTCTTGATTCATTTTATTCATAAAGTGAGTTTTATGATCGGGCATAAAGGATTTGAACCTTTGACCTTTCCGCCCCAAACGGAACGCGCTACCAAACTGCGCTAATGCCCGTTATTTTTTTTATGTATGATAATAATACCAAAAATTGGAGTCACTGTCAAGAGATAACACAACACAAATAAGAACAGATTATTATTGAGTAGTGTTACAATAAGGTGTCTCATCGTACTCTATCTATAATAGAAAGAACACCGTGAGCATAAAAGAAAAGCAGAACCGAACCGATTGCTGCTGATATGATTGTAGCAGTTTTATTATGATTGTCAATTGCTTGATCGATCATCTCCTGAACTTCAGATCGACTTACAAGTTCATCTTGTTCGTGCATCATTTCTCATCTCCAAGATACTTTGCCAGTGGATCTTTTCGTGTTTTAACAATTTCAACTGCTCTTTTATAAAACATATTATTTGTGTTTTCAGATACCTCAAAAGTCTCCTTGATCTTTACCCAATTGTCATAAGTATGCTGATCCATGGGTTTTGTGCATATTACTAATATATACTAGTTACAACATTTTAAACAACAACAATTGTGTTCAGTTCATAACACTGTTAAAGAAATTGTTAAGTTCGTAACCATTTAAACGGAGAATAATAGAATCGAACTATCAGGGGTCACCCTGGCATCGTTTTCAAGACGATTTACCGACCATCGGTGCTATTCTCCCCAGTCCTTATCGAATTTCAAAGTCCAAACGCTTTACTTTGCGTTGGCGTCTTGCCTCTTGCCAGGCAATATCTTGAGACGAAAGCACATTTGTTTTTTGTAATTCCGTGATAGAGTTTAGCATTACAACTCGTGATAAGTCAACAGCAGAAATCTTGTCACCACGAATCGTTGCCATATTCGGACAACCGCAGGACACTGTTTTGGTAGGATGCCCCGTTATTTCTTTATTGCAGTCTTTGCATCGTATTGAAATCATTTTTCTTTACCATATTCACTTAAAACTTTTTGAATATTTATCAAGTGGGCGAAGAGGGATTTGAACCCCCGTCTTTCTCCGTGTAAAAGAGACACTGCTACCACTGAGTTATTCGCCCATAAGGAGAAGGAGAGCTCTTGGACGGAACCGCAGGATCACTTCCCCAAATTTGCTACGGCATTCTGGTTTATCTTTCCAGCGCGAATAGCAAGAGCGGAGTATCGGAATCGAACCGACGACATCTAACTTGGAAGGCTAGCGTTCTACCGCTGAACTAACTCCGCTTATGAGACTATAATACCCTTTTTGAGTTTAATAGTCAAGTACCCGTGAGAAGATTTGAACTTCCACTGTATGGATTCTAAGTCCACTCTCTCTACCGTTGGAGTACACGGGCAAACAGGCTCACTTGGAATCGAACCAAGAACACAATCTTAGAAGGATCGGGTTATATCCATTTAACTATGAGCCCTTAACTTGTGTATTCTATCGGTCCTTAGGGCAGTCGTCAACCCAAGGAGCACAGATTCTCATTTCACCTCCTAATAATCTTTGAGCTTCTGAACCATCTGGAGCTTTCTCGATGAACCTAGGCAAAGGTACTCTAGGTGGTTCTGAGTCTTTTGTCAAGCGTTCATATTCACGAATGGCTTTATCAACATCACGCTCAACTCTTCTGTTGATGATGTTAGGGTCTTTAAGCAGCACATCGTTGATTACTGTGCCTGGGAATAAAGACCTCTGAACCTCATCTAGGAGGTCCCAGAGACCCTCTGAGGACACTCCCGTGCATTGGGAGAGAGTTGCTACAATACCACTGAGTATAACGCTTATAATTATTATTTGTTTCTTATCTGGTTTCTTCTTTCCGAAGTTAAAGTTAAACATAAAAAAGGAGAGTAGCAACACTCCCCTCTATTTATTATTCAGTTGTTATATTCTATTGTATCAAACTTCTACCGTGATCAGTTTGGAAGCATAATCATGAGCATACGAAGTGCGAGCACCATGATGCCCCCAACCAATCCAACTATACGCATAGTCCATGTAGCGGTTAATTGATTTGCCAGGAGTTTTCATCCTATCCTCAATATCCAACCACTGAACCTCATTTGTTAGATAACGAAGTTGCGTATCAAGTGTTGATGGCGAGCCACCAAACTTTTTAGCAAAATCACCCAATCCATAATAACGATTGGCAGATGTCCATTGAATCAGTCCGTAACCACGGCCGCAGTTACCCCAACTGGTTCTACTACCACCTTCACAAATGTTAGGAACAAAAGTTGATTCCTGACGAATGTTACCCATGATGGTAGCAAGGGCGTTTCTGTCTTTAATACCACGATCCTGGAAATATGCCAGGGTAGCATTTTCATGTTCATTACACCCTTTACAAATTAACCTTGTCTCTTTAGGTTTTTCGGGAGCAACCTCACGGATTGCTGTCTTTGATGTAGGCTCCTCCCAAATGATACTGAATGGTGGATTGTTCACTGGGAGAGGAGGAAACACTGAAGGCAGTGTTGCCGAACTGGTTGTAACCGTTGCCAAAAGGGGCAGGGTTACTGTAAAGAAATTTTGCACTAGTTTTAATAGAACTCTACATCCCAATAGAAAAAGCGCACTTCCCCTTTCTCAAGGGGCAATTTCCTGGGCTCTAAATCGCACTCAAAGTCTCATAATAAAAAAGCAATCTTTTTAAGGATTGCTTAAACATTATAAGTGATTATTTAGGACTTGTCAATCTTCTGATTCCAGAGAGACAATTTCGAGTTCATCGTCCTCTGGTTCAATCCACTCATAAAACTCTGCAAGAATAGCACGGGCATCTGTTTTTGAAATGCTTTTATCTGCAGCACGGTCGAGAGACCATGATCTTACATATGCCACAATGTCTTCAGTCGTTGCTGTCATAGTAATCTTTTCTGAAATATTTGGACAAGACATTCGAATTATAATATGCTGGGACTCCGTTGTCAAGGGACTCTGTAAGGACATTATTGATGAAGAGTTGTCGGGTCTCCTCATAGTTTGTTTTGCCCTTTGTTTTATGTAATGATAAGATAATTCGACTAAAATTCTCTCTGCCAAATTTGTCAACGTCTTCTTTAAGTTCTGGACAAGACCCATAGTATTTTTTCCAATCTGATTCTGATTTAACTTTACGACTTTTACCTTTCGGAGTTCTAAATTGCCACAGATATTTTCTACCTATGTATTTCCGACCATTTAATTTATTTTCTATCAAATAAACAAATCCAAAATAGTCTTCAATATCTTTAGATTCAAAAGGTTCTCCATTATAATACCACGGATTATCGTAATCGCAACTCATCAATATAATCTAAAACATGATTCAGATATTTATGAACAATCCACTTCTCGTGGTTTGATATCAATTCTTCATCCAATTTAAATTTAAGGTTTTCTACTTTTGCCTTTAATGAGAAAATATCTGTAATGTGAATCATAAAAAAAGAGGAGGGGGTTACCTCCTCTATCTATAAGTTTTAATTGTATTATTACAATTTAAAACCACTAAATGTGTCCTTTTTCACATCTTGTTTAATTCCACCAACTACATAACTTTCTACTTCTGTTTCCTGGGGAGCCACCTGGAGTCCTTTGGAGGAAATCCAGTGCTGAGTCCAAGGAAGTGGATTGTTGTTTGCCGAGATATCGTATTGTGGTTTTAATCCAATCGCCTTTAACCTTCTATTAGCAATCCACTCAACGTATTGTTGAAGAAGTTTATCGTTTAGACCAATCATGCTGCCGTCTTTGAACAGATAATCTGCCCATCGCTTTTCTTCATTTACAGCACGATTAAACATCTTATATGTCCACTCTTCCTCTTCTTTCATAATTTGCTTCATTTCTGGATCATCACCATCACGCCATTTGTTCAGAATATTCTGAGTAATGGCTAGATGTTGGTTTTCGTCTCTTGCGATAAGAGAGATGATCTTAGCGGATCCTTCCATAAGCTTAAGTTCGCCAAAGGCGAAACTACAAGCAAAACTAACGTAGAACCGAATACCTTCAAGAATGTTAACGTTTGCGACTGCTCTGTATAATTTTCGTTTAACATCATTGAGACTCTGTTGTGCGTATGTGACTTTTTCAAGATTGTGCATCCAAGTGTTGGATGAACCATAATCCTGCGATGCCCGAATAAAGTCATCATATGATTCTGTAACGCTTTTAGCACGTTCCAGAATACGTTCATCGGTAATGATCGTATCAAACACTTCACTTGGATCAGAATAGATATTTTTGATAATGTATGTGTATGAACGACTATGGATCATCTCCATAAATCCCCATACTTCCATACATGCTTCCAACTCAGGTAGTGAGCAATATGGAATGAAAGCCATTCCAGGTCCACGACCCTGAACAGAATCAAGCATAATTTGATACTTCAAATTTGATGTATAAATGTGTTTCTGTTCTGGACGCAAAGTTTGATAGTCACCACGATC